CGCGGACGGCAACCTCAGCAGCGCCCGGATCGACAGCAAGAAAGCCAAGAACAGCAGCGCAACCATGGCGGATCTGATCGCCAAGAACACCACCAACCGGGCGGCGGTGGATACGGCCCTGGATGTTCTGGTCAGTGCAGCGGCGAATCTGGACGCCAGCAGCGGCCTGGCCTTTACCGCTGCCGTTCAGGGCGTGATGGATGCCCTGGTCGCCGGGATTGCCGATCCGGGGCATGCCTTGACCCTGCTGGCCCCGCTGGCCAGCTACACCCCGGCCGCCTTCAAGGGCAGCGGCAGTATTGGCGTGGCCCGTGGGATTGCCCAGGATGCTACGGCGGCCCTGTTGCGCCGTGCCGCGCTGGCATCAATAGGCAAGGTGGTGGCGGCCTATGTGCCCAATTCCTATGACGAAGCCATGCGAACCCTGACCACGGTGACCGGGTTCATCGACGCGGAAATTCTGGTCGCCGGCGATGCCGGGGACGATGACAGTTACCGGGCCTTGATCGGGCTGCGCCAGGGCGTGGTCAGTGCATTGACCACCACGGGCGCCACGCTGCCCGCGCTGGAGACGTTTTCCTTCCGGGCTCCGCTGCCGGCACTGGTCATGGCCAATCGGCTGTACCAGGACCCGGCTCGCGCTGATGAGCTGATCCAGCAGGCCAACCCGATTCATCCGGCATTTATGCCCATCAGCGTTCAGGCGCTGGCTAAGTAAGGACACCCCGTGAAAGACGACGAACTCTATCTGACCTCAGGCGATCAGGTGGTCACCGGCTGGACAGATATTCGGGTCACGCGGGGCATTGAGCGCTTGCCCAGCGACTTCAATGTTGGCCTGACTGAGCTGTATCCCGATGAATTGGCGCACCTGGTCATCGAGCCCGGCGCGCCCTGCCAGGTGCGTCTGGGTGAAGATCCGGTGATTACCGGCTATGTCGACCACTTTGTACCGAGCATTGGCCCGGGCGAGCATTCCATCCGCGTCAGTGGCCGGTCCAAGTGTTCAGACCTGGTGGATTGCGCCGCCGAGTGGTCGGGGGGGCAGATCAGCGCTACCACGGTGCTGGGCATCGCCCAGAAGCTGGGCTCGGTGTATGGGCCATTGATCAACGGTGTGCCGGAGGGCATTGCCGTGACGACGGATGTTAAAGACCTGATTATCCTGCCGCAGACCAACCTAATGCTGGGCGAGTCGGCCTTTGAAATCATCGACCGCATGGCGCGCTTCTCGGCGGTGCTGGCCTATGACCTGGCCGATGGCAGCCTGTTCCTGACCCAGGCCGGGACCCGGCGCGCCGCCAGTGGTTTTACCGAAGGGGTGAATGTCCAGCGCGCGTATATCGACTTTTCGGCGGACCAGATCTATTCGGATTACAACACCTATATCCAGTCCATCGACACCTATACCGACCTGGGCCAGGGGGGCAATCAGCTGATTCCCACCCATGACCTGAACTGCAAGCGACACCGGGCGATGGTGATCATTTCCGAAGGGGGTGGGCTGGGCAACGAGGTGGCGGTGCAGCGGGCGCTATGGGAATCGGCCCGGCGGTTTGGCCGGTCCCGAATCATCCGTTTGACCACCGACAGCTGGCGTGATGCCTCTGGCGCCTTGTGGGAGCCTAATACCCTGGTGCCGGTGTCCTTACCGCGCTTGAAGTTCAGGGCCGAAAGCCTGCTGATCAGTGAGGTCACCTTTATGCGCAATGCCTACTCGGGGACCACGGCCGAACTGACCTTAATGGCCCCGGAAGCCTTCCTGCCGCAGCCTATCAACCTCATGCGCCTGTATGGCGATGTCGCTCAGGTGCATCCATGAACGATGCCCACGGGGTGATGCAACGCCTATGGCGCCGCTTGCAACTGGTCACGGGCTGGGGCCGGGTCAGCTTCAGTGATGACAGCCAATCGGCGCAGTTGCTACAGATCAAGCTCAATGATTCGGAAACCCGCGACGGCACCCCGCGCATTGCGGAATTTGGCTTCACCTCGCGGCCACCGGATGAGTCCGATGTGGTGCTGGTGTTTCTGGGCGGTGATCGCTCGAAAGGAGTGGTCGTGGCGACGGGGCATCAGCCCAGCCGCCCCCGGGACCTAGTACGCGGTGAAAGCATGCTCTACGACCTGTGGGGCAAGAGCATCTATCTGACAAAGGACGGTGGCATCGTGATCGAGGCGCAGGGCGCCCCGGTCACGGTCAATAACGCCACCGTCGTGACCATCAATGCCACTGACCGCGTGATGATGAATACGCCGCTGCTCCAGGTGAGCGGTGACATTCAGGCGGGCGGCAATGTCAGTGATGGCGTACGCAGCCTGGCGGCAGATCGACTGATCTTTGACGGGCATAACCATGGAGGCGGCCCAGTGCCGACCCAGCAAGAATGACCGATATCAGTACGACGTGGATTGTTGAGAGTGGGATGGGTGACTGGTCCATCAGTGACGGCGCCCTGGCCAGCGGCGACGACCTGGCCACGGCGGTCCTGCTCAGTTTGTTTACAGATCGCCTGGCCAATGAATCCGACATTCCCCCGGATGGCAGTACGGATCGGCGCGGCTGGTGGGGGGATGCTGGCGAGGATACCCCGCTGGGCTCGCGCCTGTGGTTGCTGGATCGCTCGCGCCTGGATACGAAAAACGCCAATACCGCGCGGATCTACATGGAAGAGGCGCTGAAATGGCTAATTGACGATGGCGTGGCGGCCAGTGTCACGGTGCTGACAGCGATTGCCGGCAACAGCCAGCTCAACACCCTGATCAACATTGCCCGCAGCGATGGCCGCGTGATCCCGCTTAGCTTCAGCTGGGCCTGGCGATAGAGCTGAACCCGCGCCCCACCCCGACCGCCTTGAGCGGTATTTTTTTGCCTGGAGTTTATCCGCCATGCCATTTGCAAGACCTTCACTCTCGGACCTGCGGTCGATGGTGGCCGCTGATATCACCTCGGGGCTGCCGACAGCGGACGGCCTGTTGCGATTCTCCAATTTACAGATCATGGGCAAGGCGGTGGCGGGCCTCGGTCATCTGAATTACGGCTATCTGGACTGGATCGCCCGCCAGGGGGTGCCCTACACCGCGTCCGGCGAGTTTCTGGAAGCCTGGGCGGCGCTGAAAAAGGTCTATCGGAAAACCCCTACCGCCGCTGGCGTGCTGCCTGCTGCGCCGGGGGCGGTGACCTTCCCGGCGACCCCCGGGGTAATGATTGCCGCTGGTACGCAAGTGGTCCGGGCCGACACCGCGACCTTCAGTGTCCAGGCTCAGGCGACGGCAGGCGCGGGGAACACCATTACGGTCCTGGTCAGCGCGGACGTGGTTGGTGAGGCGGGCAATACCCCGGTTGGCAGTTTGATGACCCTGGGGGCCTCGCTTCCCGGTGTGCAGTCGACAGGGGCGGTCACCGCCGTGATCACCGGCGGTGCAGACCAGGAGCAAGACGATTCACTGTTCGCTCGCATGCTGGCGGCCTACCAAAGCACGCCAAATGGTGGCTCCGGCAACGATTATGTGCTCTGGGCCGAGGCGGTTCAGGGGGTGACCCGCGCCTGGTGTACGCCGAATGGCTTCGGCACCGGCACCGTGGTCGTGTACGTGATGTTCGATGATGCCAATTCGGCCTACCTGGGGTTTCCCCAGGGCACGAACGGGATCTCGTCCAGCGATAACCGGGTGACGGCTCCGAGTCTGGCGGCGGGCGATCAACTGACGGTGGCTAACAGCCTGTTCAGCCTCCAGCCAGTGACGGCAATGGTGTACGTCTGCGCCGCGCTGCCCAAGCCGATCAACTTCACCATCACCGGCCTGACCGGGGCTTCTGCCACGGTCCGCGCCGCGATTGCGGCGGCCATCGCCGAGCTGTTTGTCGAGCAGGGCGCGCCGCAGGCGGATGGCTCGTTTGTTGCCCTGTCCGACATCGAGTCGGCCATCGCTGCCATCGCCTCGACCAAAGGCTTTGTCATCACGGCCCCAGTGGCCAACCTGACGAACACCGCCGGCTACCTGCCGACGCTGGGTAGCATTACTTATGGGTGATGCCGCCATGTCGAAATATTCATTTTCCAGTGCTGACTTTACTTCGGCCCTGCTGGGCTTGCTCCCGCGCGGGCGCGTGTGGCCCAAGGATCTGAGCAGCATTCAAGCGCAGGCCGTGTCCTGCTTCGCCCCAACCTTCCAGCGCCTGAGTGATAGCGCCGTGGCCCTGCTGGGCGACATGTTCCCCGCGACCACGATCAACTTTCTAGGCGAGTGGGAGGCCACCCTGGGCCTGCCCGATCCTTGCGCAGGCATGTCACCCACCTTTCAGGGTCGGCGCAACCAGGTGCTAGCCCGCTTCACCAACAGCGGCGGGCAATCCATCCAGTTCTTTCAGGCGTTTGCCCTGGGGCTGGGGTACGCCGTGACCGTCACGCAATACGCGCCATTTCGCTGCGGGCAAAGCATCTGTGGCCAGCAGCTCGGCGGCCTCGACTGGTTCTTTGCCTGGGCGATCAATGCCCCGATCAACACCATCAGCCACTTCCAGTCCGGGCAATCGGCCATGGGCGAGCCCTTGTCCTACTGGGGCAACACGGTGCTGGAGTGCGAGCTGTCCGAAGCCAAGCCCGCCCATACCATTTTGCAATTCCATTATTCGTGAGGCCCTAGATGTATCAAATTGATAACTCAACCGCCGTTGCTGTGATCCCCGCGAGTACGGCGGCAGGTTCGGTCGGTTTTTTCACCGATGGCAACCCGGTGAGCAATATCCCGGCGACGATCCTGCCCGCCGAATTCATGAATATGCTGATGATGGAAATGCTGGGGGTATTGTCTGCCGCTGGTATTGCACCGCTGAAGGCTACATTTAACCAGCTGACGGCTGCCATTCGTAAGCTGAACCAGCAGTTGGTGATTCTTACCGATACCGGGGTTGCCGGGGCCTACACGGCAGTAAACGCACCGGCGCTCACTGCCCTGCCGACTACGGGCTATGCGCAGTGGATCAATATCGCGCACCCCAACCCGGGCGCGGCGACCTATGCCCCGGACGGCCTGGCCGCCAAGCCGATCTATGGCCTGGGCCTGCAAGCGCTTCAGGGCGGCGAATTACCTGTAGGCATCGCCTTGCTTCGCTATCTGGTCCAGGCCGGGGTGAACGGCGGTAATGGTGCCTGGATTATCATGGAGTCCATGGGCGGCCCCTTCCAGGTCACGCCGGGTTCGGCCGCTAGTCATATGGCCACTGTTGGGCAGCTGCAATCGGCCACCCCAAGCTTTGCCGTCGATACGGGTGTGGCCAACGCCTATGTGTGCGCCTTCACACCCGCCCTCACGGTTCGCAATGAATCGGCCCCGCTACGGTTCAAAGTAAAAACCACCAACACCCTGGCCTGCACGCTCAATGACGGAATCGGCGTGGTGCCCTTGGTGGGTGGTGCACATACACCGTTGCAAGGTGGTGAGATGCTCGCCACTGGCGATGCATGGGTGCAGTGGAATCCCAGCGTAGGCGCCGGGTCTTATGTCCTGCTGTTCTGCACGGGCGCAGCTGAGCAGGTGGCCCCGGCAACGAAAAGCCAGCATGCGATGCAGCTGGGCCAGGCCGTCGGCCGCCTGCTGAATATCCAGGTGCTTACGGCGAGCGGAACCTACGTACCCACGCCCGGTATGAATAACGCTCGGGTACGCGGCGGTGGCGGCAGTGGTGGCAGTGGTGGCGCCGCCGCTACTTCGTCAACACAGACGGCTGCGGGCGGCGGAACTGCCGCCGGCAGTTACTTCGATGCATGGTTGTCGGCCGCAACCATCGGGGCCAGTCAGTCAGTCACCATTGGTGCGGCGGGTGCGGCAGGTGCGGCGGGTGGTGTAGGTGGCGCGGGCGGTTCGACTTCCTTTGGCGCATTGCTTGCTGCAGGCGGCAGCCCTGGAGGACCGGCTGGTACGGCAGTGCTCACCACTGCGTCCGGATTGAACTCCGCCGGCCAACCTGGGGCCATAGCCTCGGGCGGCAACATCCTTAATGCAACGGGAAGCCCAGCTACCCCAGGCATCATGTCCGGGGGGACTATCGCCGGTACAGGGGGCAGCTCGCCGTTCGGTGCCGGCGGACCGGTATCGTCACCGGGCACAGGATACAGCGCAGGCTCGGGCGGATCGGTCAATGGTATTTCTTCCGCCGCCAAAGTCGGGGTCGTCGGAGTCCAGGGCGTTATAATTGTCGAGGAATATGCATAAATGGGAACTTACGCACTGATCAATGGCGCGACGGGGCTGGTCGAAAATACCTTCATTTGGGACGGTGTGTCCGACTGGTCACCAGCGGACGGCTATAGCGCGGTCGCGACCGAGGCCGCCAGTATCGGCTGGAGCTATGTGGATGGCGGGTTTGTCGCGCCCGCCGTTATTCCTCCGGCGCCCGAAGACATTCTCGCCGCCAATACGGCCACCCGCGACTCACTGCTTTTGCAAGCGGCCCAGGCCATTGCGCCACTGCAGGATGCCGTGGATCTGGATGATGCCACCCCCGCTGAAGCGGCCCTACTGAAAAAATGGAAGCAATACCGGGTGGCGGTCAATCGTATCGACCTGGTGCTGCTGGCCCCCGCTTGGCCTGCTGCACCTG